CGTCAACCTCTGGCCGATTCATCCCAGCCGCATCCCGCCGCGGAACATCACCCGCAACCCGCACGCGGCGACGATGGAGCATCCGATCAAGGTCGGCGACCCCGGCGAAATCGTCTACTGGGTGAACAACGACGACGGGTCGAAAACGCCAATCCCCGCGCAGGACATGCTGCACATCCCCGGCGTCCTCAGTCAGAACGGCATCACCGGGCAGGGGCACGTGCGATGGGGCGCGAATTCGATCGGCGTCTGCATCGCCACCGATCGGCACGCCGCGGCGTTCTTCAGGAACGGCGCCGTGACGAACGTCGTCATCAAATCGCCGAAGATGGTGGGCGAAGAGACGGCCACGCGCTTGCGTACGCAGTGGCAGCAGGTCTTCGGCGGCGTCGACAACCACTATAAGACGCTGCTCCTCGAGGAAGGGATGGAAGCCCAGCCGGTGAACCTCAACGGCGAGCAGTCGCAGCTCATCGAGTCCCGGCAGTTCGGCGTTTCCGAGGTCGCGCGGTGGCTGCGCATCCCGCCGCACATGCTGGGGGACCTGTCGCGGGCCACGTTCGGCAACATCGAGAGCGAGAATCTGTCATTCGTCATTCATTCGATGATGCCCTGGATCGTGCGCTGGGAGAGGGCGCTCCGCCGGCAGCTCCTTCGCGACGACGAAAAGGCCGATTATTTCTTCAAGTTCAACGTCAACGGCCTCTTGCGCGGCGACCATGCGGCCCGCGCGGCGTTCTACACCGCGCTTTTCAACATGGGCGTCTACTCGCCCAATGACATCCGCGCCGCCGAAGATATGAACCCGATCGACGGTGGCGACCAGTATTTCGTGCCGGGCAACAACTTAGTGCCGCTCGAGCAGGTCGGCAAAACGCCACAGCTTCCCAAGCCCAACCCCCGCCGGCCGGCCCAGGCCAAGGTGATGATCGTGGGGCAGCGGCCGATCGCCATGGCGCAGCCCGACCTTCCCGAGCTCAAGCGGCTGATGAGCGAGATGATCGACTCGGCCGACCAAGCCGGTGATGACGACCAGATCGCTGAGGCCTTGCGCTCGGTTGCCGGTGACTTTCGCACCGAGGTCGAAGGTTTGCGGGAGGAGCTTACGTCTGTTTTCGTCGCCCGGACCGCCGAGACTGTCCGCGCTGTCCGCACCGAAGTCAGAGAGCAGGAACGCATTATGGCTGAAGACGGAGCGGAGCGCGGCGCTCGACCAGCAGACGCTGGACCTCATCGACGCTCTGACGCAGTCGCTGGTCGCGGCGATCGCCGGCATGATGGCACTCGAGAAGCGGTCGCTCCTGCGGGCCGCCGAAAAGCCGGGGTCGTTCCTGGCCGCGCGGACCGAGTTCTACCAGAGCTTCGCTGGCAAGTTCATCGAGGCGATCGGGCGCTACCAGCGCCCAGCCGTGCGGCTTGGGATCGAGTTCGACGCCTCCACGCTCGCCGCCAAATACATCGCCGGCTCGCTCACCGCGCAGGACGAGCTGACCGATCTTTCGTGTTCCGATTTCCAGGAAGCTCTCGCGGCGCTCTTCGCTTCGTGGGAAACTATCCCCAGGCCAGAGCGGTTCGTGGAACAGATTTTCAAGAAAGACTGACAATGCCCCCCGTCACCTTCACCCGCCTCCCGATCGAAGTCACCGCCCGCTCCGAAGTCCTCGCCGCGGCGCAGTCCGATGCCTTCAAGGTCGCCGTCAAAAACGCTTCCGACGACAACCCGGCCGAGATCCTCGTGTACGGCGAGATCGGGATGCCCGCCGACTGGGGGGGCGTCACTGCGACCGACGTCGCCCGCTTCCTCCGCGACAACAAGGGGAAGCCGGTCAACGTCAAAATCAATTCGCCCGGGGGCCTGGCCTACGACGGCGTGACAATCCACAACGCGCTCATCTCGCACGATGCCAAGGTCACCACCACGATCGAAGGGATTGCCGGTTCGGCCGCCTCGATTATCGCAATGGCGGGAATGCCCGTGCGGTGTTTCGAAAACGCGAGCCTGTTCATTCACCGGGCGCTGGCTCTCGTGATCGGCAACTGCGATGTCATGCGCGACACGGCCGATTTTCTCGACAAGCTCGACGACGGCATTTCGCGGACATACGGCGCCAAGGCCGGCAAGCCGCGGGCGCAGTTCCTATCGCTGATGAAGGGCAAAGTCGACGGGACCGTGCTGACGGCGCAGGAAGCCCAGAAGCTGGGGCTGGTCGACGAGGTGCTCAGCATTGGATCTGGGGAACGTGGCGCCTCGGCCGAGGGCGGGGTCGTTCCTGAAGCGGCGCTGGCCGCGGCGGGGACGAACCTGCAGGCCGAAGGGCGCGAGCGGTTGCAGAACATCGAAGCCGAGCGGGCGCGGAGGCTGAGGGAGAGACGATGATCCGCCGCGAACCCGAATTGCACGAAGCCATCGTCACGCTGGAAGCCGTCGCCAGCGAATTGCGTGTGCGTGGCCGAATGGCCGAGATGACGAATATCATGCAGTCGCACGTGGCCCTCGAATGGGCCTGTGGCATCGAGAACGTGCGGACGGAGCGGTTTGCCAGGCTGCTCAAGGATGCGCTGATGACGATTCGGATTGGCCGGGAACAAGCTAGAGACCACCCATGAAACTCGCCCGCTTTGAGGTCTCGTCGGACTTGCTGAAGTCGCTCTTGCGCCTGCCGGACGATTGCAAGATCATAGACATCGGACATGCCCGGTGGGTTAATGGCGAAATCTCTGTCGAGCTCACCGTGAAGAGCCCGGAGTTCGTGGAGGTCCTCGACGGCGAAAACCCGCCAACGAAGTTTCCGTGCTATCGGAGCAACGGCGGCAAGGTGGAATTCGAGGGGTGGCATTGATGGCCGTCTCCGGCAAGCCCCTCGACCTGCGCACGGTGCTTCAGATCCAGCGCCTGCGGGCGGCGCACGTATCGATCCGAGATACGGCGCGGGCGACGCAAACCTCGTCCCGGACGGTGCAGAAACACTCGAGACGCCGGGAATAGCGAAAATCGCCCTTGCTAAGTACCGCGCCCCGCGCGTTCAATTGATACTGCAAAGCCCTGGAGGTCAGCCGCCAACGCGACGATCATCCTGCGACGCTTAAATTGACGAGTTCCGCGCCGATGCGTGGACAAGTCTCTTGTACTTCCTCAGAAGTGCCGGCGACCTGTCCACGCTCGTTTCATTTCGTGCCCTGATCCGCCGGCCAACCCCCGGTTGGATCAGTCATGAAATTGAAGAAAATCAAGGCGCGTTTGGCCGAAATTCAGGCTCGTCAGGCAGCGATCGACGAACGACAGTCGGCCATCGAGAAGGCCTCCACCGACGGGAAATTCTCACCCGAAAGCCGCGCCGAATACGACACATTGGGACGTGAGTACGGCGAGTTGAAAGGCGAAGCGTCGTCCCTCGAGGATCAAAAGAAGCTCGCCAAGAAAGCCAAGAAAGAGGCGAAAGCCCTTGCCGACAAAGCCGCTGCCGATGCCGCGGCTGCGGCCGCCAACGGTCGCACGCCTCCCGCCCTCATCGCTCGCCGCACTGTGGCCGGCGCCGGCGCTCCTCCCCCGACCGGCACCACGGATCCCAACTGGGCCCGCAGCCTGGTCGCTCAAGGCACCGGGATGGAATTCCGCCTGCCGCCCCGCATCCAGCGGGTCACGGTCACACCGCGAAACTTCCGCGGCACGATCAACGGTATGTCCGCCGAAGAGCGGGCCTACCGCATGGGGATGTATGTCCTGGCGTCGCTCAACCGCGACCTCCCCAACCGCTTCAGCTTCCCGCACGCCGTGCTGTGGGTGCAGGACAACATGGGGGACGTGCTCAATATCGCCGCGGGCGAATACGAAGGCTCGACCGGCGCGCACTTCCTCGTGCCCGAAGAGTTCGGCACGGACATGATCAGCTTGCGCGAGCGGTTCGGCGTCGCCCGCCGCTTGTTCAAAATGGTTCCGATGGCCTCCGACACCCGCGTCGATCCCCGTCGTAAGGGGGGACTCACGGCGAACTTCGTGCAGCAGAACGCGGCCGGCACCGAATCGAACATGCAGTGGGACGAGGTTCGTCTCACGGCCCGCGACCTGATGGTCCTGGCGCGGTATTCCAACCAGCTCAACGCCGACGCGGTGATCAATATCGGCGACACGCTCTCCGGTGAAATCGCCTACGCCTTCACCCAGAAGGAAGACGACTGCGCGTTCAACGGCGACACGACCCTCAAGTACGGCGGCATCGCCGGCGTTCGCCCCAAGATGACCAACTGGGACGGCCTGGGCACGACCTCGCCGGGCCTTCAGTCTCCCGCCACAACCGGCTCGTGGGCGAACCTCGTCCTCAACGACTTCGAGCTCACCGCCGGGCTCCTGCCGCAGTACGCGGACGGGCCCAACTGCGTGTGGGTCTGCCACCGCACGTTTTACTACGGCGTCATGCTCAAGCTCGAGTTGGCGGCCGGCGGTGTTCAGCAGTACCAGGTGGCGCAGGGCGATCGTTCGCCGCGTCCCCTGTTCCTGGGCTACCCGGTCGAATGGTCTCAGGTCTGGCCCAGCGCCACGGCGGCCACTTCGGTCGTCTGTGCCCTGGGTGATTTCTCGCTCGGCGCCAGCTTCGGCGACCGCCAGCAGGATTCGATCGCCTTCAGCGAGCACGCCTCGGTCGGCGGCCAGAACGTGTTCGAACGCAACCAGATTGCCATCCGCGGCGTCGAGCGGTTCGACATCAACGTCCACGACGTGGGCGGACCTTCGGGCGGCAACACGACCCTCGGGCCGATCGTCGCTCTCACAACGTAACCATCGTTTCTTAGACATTCGTCATTAGACATTCGGAGTTTCGAACATGGTCCCCTACATGGCCGACAAGGCGTTTCTCGTTTCGCCGCCGGTGGCCCGCGTCAACACCGCCAGCCTGGTCGTTTCGGCGATCGACACGTGGGGTTACGCCTGGCTGCGCGTGCGGCTCCTGATCGGCGTCACGGACATCGCCTTCACCGTGTGGAAACTCCAGAACTGCGACACCTCGGGCGGCTCATACGCCGACGTGCCCAACACCACGGCCTCGGGAACGACCGGCGATTCGCGCCTCCCGCAGGCGACCGACTCGAACACCATTTTCGACATCATGGTCAACCTCAAGGGGCTGGCCCGCTTTTACAAACCGGTGGCCACCGTCGGGACCGGCAGCGCCGGCGCCTTCGTGGCGGCCGTCGCCGAGATGTACTTCGCCGAACAGGCCCCGAGCACGTCGGCCCTGCAAGGGGTGAACGGCCGGATCATCGCTTAACCACCGCGGGCCGCCAGAGGCGGTTTGTTGGCGATCAATGTTTGGAGTTTGGCCATCGGAAGCACAATCGCCACACACGAAAACGCAACGCAAAAGCGGATTCGCTTTTTGCGCAAATGGCGCGGGCGCGAAGTCGGCACGTTCGATACGCAGCTCACGCCCGGAATGATGCACGAGCTGGTCGTGCGGCACCGGATCGCCGAGTACGTCGACGCGGACGGCAAGCGCATCGAGACAGGCCAGCCGGCGCCGGGCAAGACCCTCAACGACTTCCGCGAGAAGAAACGAGCCAGAGCCGCCAGCTCCGAACACGCGAAACCGCAAACGGTCGGCCATGACACATGAGCAGCATCGTCCAGACGGTCCCGCCGGCCGCGCCGCCGATCACGCTGGATGTGGTGCGCCAACACTTGCGGATCGACAACACCGACGAAGATTCGCTCCTGCGCCTCATGATCGACGCCGCGGCCAGGCACGTGCAGGAATATCAGTGGTCGCAGCTTTGCACGGCGACGTTTCAACAGAACGAAGACCGGTTCGGGGGCTGGACCAGCCGCATTCAACTGCGCCGCAACCCGGTCATCTCGGGATCGGTCTCGATCATCTACATGGACACGGGGGGCAGCCTGCAAACGCTGCTCTCGACGCTTTATCGGGTGGACACAAATTCAAAGCCCGCTCGCCTCGTTCCAGAGTATGCGCAGGTCTGGCCGCTCACGCGGGGCCTGATCGACGACGTGCGGATCACGTTCAATGCCGGCTGGGGACCCGACAGCACGACCGTCCCCACCGATACACAGCTCGCGCTCTTGCAGCTCATCGGCCACTGGTACTGGCACCGCGAATGTGTCGTGGGATTCGTGCCCAACGACATTCAGTTTTCCACCAAGGCGCTTTTGGACGCCAATTCATACCGGACGTTTTATTGACGGCGAACCCCGTCAGCGCGTGACCCATGCCCGACATCGGTCACGGCGCCGGCGATTACTCCAACCGGATCATCATTGAACAAAATGTCCCCATCGATAACCCGGACGGTCAGTCTGTTCAGAATTGGGTGTTCTTCGCCAATCGGTGGGCGCAGATCATCCCCCGCGGCGGAAGGGAAGTTAAGCCCTTCCTCCAGCTCCGGGTCGAAATCGACCACGTCATCCGGCTCCGCAGCGACCGCCTCACCCGGCTTATCATTCCGACGAATTTTCGGTTCCGGCTCCTCGTCGATGGGACCGTGAACACCACCTTCAACATCGACAGCCGGCAGGACACGAACTACCGGCGGATCGAGCTCGAATTCAACTGTATCGAATGGGAGAAGTAGTGAGCGATGCCCGCCGTCCTCATCGAACCGGAACAGGCGCTTTGCATCCTGGCGAAGAGCCTCGCGGCGGTCACAGCCCTCACGGGTTCGCGGATCCGGCCCATGAAGTTCTCGCTCAAGGACGACATTTCGGCCGGCCCCGGGCTCCTCATTTTTCCGCTGCAGGAAACAAATCAGATCGACCTTTCGGGGCGCGGGGGGGCGGAGTCGTTCACGATGCTGCTCCGTTGCGTCGCGGAAACGATGACCAAAGCGCGGCAACTGGCCAGCGCGGTACGCGACAACAACACGAATCCGGGGACAGGCTTCGAGGGCTACAGCGGGACGCCCATCGGTTCGGGGATTTCGATTCAGATGATCACGCTGGATTCGAAAACGTTTGACCAGATTTTCTACATGGACGGTTCGGACGAAGGCTATTACGTGGTCGACTGGCACGCCACGGTGGATTTCGGAGAGGCGCTGTAAGGCCCTTTTTTAAGTGAGAAGCAGCTAATGGCCGATCTTGTGCAGACCGCAGCGAACGTCGTGCCCGGCACGCCGTCGTCGATTCAGCAGGGAACGGCCGGCGTCAGCATCACGCAGGGTCAGACAGTCTATCTCGACGCCGCGTCGGGGACGCTCAAGCTGGCCAACGCGACCACCTCGCTGGCATCAGCCACGGTGGCCGGAATCGCGCTCAATTCGGCGCTGGCGGGACAACCAGTTTCCTACCTGACGAGCGGGCAATTGGTGCTCGGGGCGATCCTGACCGCGGGCAAGGTCTACGTCAACTCGACCAACAGCGGAAACATGGCGCCGATCGCCGACCTCGCCAGCGGGATGCGCACCACGATTCTCGGGTTTGCCATCAACACCACCACGCTTCAAGTTGGGATTGTCAACAGCGGCGTTGTGAACTGATTTTTTGAGAGCAGGGTTTCGGTATGTCCAAGTACACCAGCAAGGGCACCAAGTTCTACGGCTCGATCGCCAACGTGGCGACGCTCATGGCGCAGGTCGACACCGTGAATGCCCCCGACGCTGAAGTCGAAGACGTCGACATCACCGCCCTCGATTCAGGCGTCGGCCGCGAGCACGGCGTCACCGGCTACACCGAGCCTGGCCAGACCGGCGGCTCAGTCTTCTTTGATCCCGTCGATGCCACCCAGAAGGCGATGACCGCCCTCCTGGCGGCGCCCTCGCTTCAGACCGGCTGGAAAATCACCTGGTCGGACGCGGCGCCCACGAGCTGGACGTTCAGCGGGATCCTCAAAAAGTTCACCCCCAAGGCGGCAGTCGGGGCGTTCCTCAAGGCCGATTTTTCTGTGCAACTCTCCGGCCTCGTCAACGGTTGGTAATACGTCATGCGTGCCCGTCTCATCATCGACTGCGAAGCGACCGTCAACCCGGACTACCATCCGCCGCTGCCGATCGATTTCAAGAGCGAAGAGGCGTATCACGACGCCCTGCACATCTACAATCTCGACCACTCCAAAGAGGGCGGGATCATTCCGGCCGGCACCGAAGTGGCGCACATCAACGCCTGGGTTCTGTGCTGGCCTCCCAGCGAGTTTGAATTCGAAGTCGATACCGACACCGGCCGCCGCACGCCGATTCGCCTGGGCAATGGCCTCATTGGCTCCGGCGCCGTCAAAGCCGAGCCCATCGATGACGGCTGTCGCGCTGCCTTGACGCACCACATTCGCCACGTGGCGGCCATGCTGAAGGTCGAACCGCAGCAGATCGCCGACGAATTGGCCCAGCGCGTGGCGCAGAGCAAGGCCCGGCAGGCAAACGCCGAAGCCGCGCGGGCGGCGCTGGCCAAACTGGTCCCGTCGCTCCCGATTCCCGACCCTTCCCTTCCGACCCTGTGATCCCCAATGGCTGATCTCGCCAACCGAGAATTCTTCCTCAAGCGCCTCGAGCGCCGCTATACCACCGTCACGCTTCCCGTCTCGGGCAAGACGGTCGATATTCAGTCCCTCTCGGAAGCCGAAAAGTCGGCCTACGAAGCGGCCATCATGGCCAAGACCAGCGACGGCGTGCAGGTCTCGATCGACCGCATGCGCGACGCCCGCTCGCGGCTGATCGTGCTCGTGCTCGTCGACCCGGAAGGCAACCGCCTGCTGATGGACGGCGACATGCCGACGCTCCGCGACAATATGGACGGGGCCGAATCGGCGGCGATCTACGACACGGCCCGCGTGCACTGCGGCTTCGCCAAAGGGGACATTGAGGCGCTCGTAAAAAACTCCTCGAGTCCCCCCGACGAAGGCTAGCGTTTCGGCTGGCCGCCTACGTCGAGGGGACTGTCCACGTGGACGAGATGCTGGCGACTCTCACTCCCGAGCAAATGGACGAATGGGAGGCCTTCGACCGTCTCGAGCCCCTGGGCCCGCGGCGGTTGTACGACGTGCTGGGACGGGTCGGGTCGGCCGCCTGTGCCCCGTGGCAAACCATCGACCCAAACCGATTCATTCCCGACCCCTACGGCGAACACGAGCCACCGCCGCAGACCGAGGAACAGCAGCAGGCGTACTGTGCACAGCTTGAAGCGCGAGTGAACGCGGGATTTTGACATGCCATCAGCCATCGGAGACTTAGTCGTCAACGTGGGCGCGAACCTGCGCCCGCTTCAGGCCGGGCTCAAGAGCGGTAGCAACATCGCCCACGGGTTCGCCTCGGAAATCGTCAAGACCCTGGCGCCGATGGCCGGCCTGGGGGCCGGGGCGTTCGGCCTGCATTCGGTCATCGAAGCCGCGCGCGAGTCGTCGAAGGAACAAAAGAAGCTCAACGCGGTCCTCTCCGCCACTGGCAATGCGGCCGGGTTCAGCTCGAAAGAGCTGGGGGAGATGGCCTCCGGCCTTCAGAAGGTCACGAACTTTAGCGACGAAGAGACCAAGAGCGCGATGGCCGTGCTCTCGACGTTCACGAAGATTAAGGGGACGAATTTCACGCAGACGATCAAGAGCGCGCAGGACATGTCGGCCGTCCTGGGGACCGACCTGCAAAGCAGCGTGCAGCTCCTGGGCAAGGCGCTGAGCAACCCCGTCCGCGGAATCATGACGCTGCGCAAGGCGGGCATTTCGCTCACCGAACAGCAGCAGGAGATGATTAAAACGATGGTCGCGGCCGGTGATTCGGCCGGCGCGCAGGGTGTCATTCTCGACGCCGTGGGTGCGCGGTTCGGCGGCGCAGCGGAAGCGATGGCCAGCCCTTTGACGCAGCTCACCAATTCGATCAACGACATCGAGGAGAACCTGGGAGCGCTGCTCCTGCCGGCGATCGGTGAGATTGCCAAAGGGATTCAAGAATGGCTCGCCCCGATTCAGGACGCCGAAGGCTCGTTTCAGGATATGGGCGCGCTCTTCGGACAGATCGTGCACAACTGGTCGGACCTCGCGGGCATGTTCTGGATCGATATGGCGCTACAGGTCATCGACTGGGCGCAGCAGTTTCAGGAAGTGTTTCCAGAAATCACGGCGACGATCGTCGCGCTCTGGACCGGGGCAATCGCGGCCTTCGATGAGTTCCTGAATCACACGATGGACGGGCTCAAAGAGATCGCCAACTACATCAGCAAAAGCGCCATTAGCGCTGTCGTCGGCGGCGCGACGTTTGGAGCGGTCGACGGCGGCGGGATCGCTGATGCGATCGTCGGGACCGAGGGACCGCACGGAATCGCAGACGCCTTCACCGACGCGCTAAAGGGAATCGAGATCCCCAAAAAAATCGGCGGCGACATGGCGGATACGCTGCGCGAGCAGAAAAAGGGGATCGAAGATTCGCTCGCCGCCCGGATTGCCGGTGACGCGAAAGTCACGACGCCGCCACCAGGCAAAGATCAGGAAGAAGAGAAAAAGAAAGCCGACAAGCTCCGCAATCTCGCTCTTGCCGGCGCGGAAGGGGGTTCGTCGGAATCGTTCAAACAGATCCTCGAAAGCATCCGCGGCGCACAGACCAAAGACCCCTTGCTCGAGGAAGCCGAAAAACAGACCGAGGCGCTCGATCGCATTGCGGCCAACACGGATAAGACCGCCGACAACACGGACCGCGACGGGGAGGACATCGACTGATGGCCGCCGTCGTCACCGGGATCCCCGAGCTCGACCGCCGATTGCGCGGTCTCTCCGACAAGCTGCAGCGCAAGGTCGGCAACCCGGCCGTCAAAGCCGGCCTCACCGTCTATGCCAAGGCCATGCGCGCTGCCGTGCCTGCCGGCCTTCCCACCGTCAAAGCGGCGATGGGCTCGCGGATGCTGACCGCCAGCCAGGTCCGTAAGAGCGGGCTGCCCCCAGGCTCCGTGGGGGGCAAAGCGGGCGGCGGCGTCGGCAAAAAGTCGGGCAGCAAGTCCGACAAGCGGGCGGCCAAACGCGGCGCTCGCGGCAAAGGGGGCGGCGTGGGCATCGGCGCGCGCAACATTCACTGGTGGGTCATGGGGACAAAGGGGCGCAGGACGGCGACTCACAGCACCGGCCGGATGCCCGCTCATCCCGTCGTCCGCCAGGCCGCCAGTCAGGCGCAATCCGCCGCGCTCTCAGCCATGAAGTCGAAGCTCACCGAGGCCCTTGCGCGGGAGGCCCACCGATGAGCGTCATCGCAGTCCGCGAGATCGGCGACCCGCGCGAGGGGAGCAGCGACGGCATCTCCAATACGGAGATGAACCGCGCCTTTCGCGTCACCACGAACAGCCCTTACGACGACATCAACACGATTTTCGGAAGCGGCCGGCTGCCCAATGTGCTCGATCAGCACCCCAACAACCTTAACCTCCGCGCGCGCAACGCCTCCGCGCGGCAGGAGAAATCGCCGAAAATCTGGATCGCCACGATCAAGTACGACTCCACGCCGATCCCCCAGAAACTTCAGGACCAGCAGAGCTACCCCAACCCGCTCTTGCGCCCCGCCCGCGTCTCCGGCGCCGCCACCGCCGAGAAGAAGCTCCCGACCAAAGGTTATTTCGTCCCGGCATCGACCGGCCTCCCCAACAGCTACGTTTCGCCGATCGTCAACAGCGCCCTCGACGAATACGACTCGCGCCCCGAAATCGACCACGCGCGGTGGGGCATCCACATCGAGAAGTATTACAACCCGATTCCCTCGTGGGTCTGGGATTACGAGAACGGCCTCAACAACGGCGACGTGACGATGTACGGCCGCACATTTTCGCGCGGGACTTTGAAAATCAGCGGGCTCAAGTGGGGCGAGTTTCAGGAGGAGCAGGGGATCTGGTACTACCCGATCAGCTTCGACATTTATTTCAAGCGCGCGCTCTCCGGCGACCCCACACAGCAGGGCTGGTACTACACCCTGCCCGACCGGGGCTACAAATTCCTCGCCACGCCCGGCGACCCGACGACGAAAAAAGACATCCGTCTCAAAGACGACTCGCTCCCCAAAGTGCCGCAGTTGCTCAACGGCAATGGCGGAGTGCTGACGGTCGATCCCACGAGCAGCTCGAGCGCCGCCTTCTACCGCACCTGGGTCACCTACAACGAAGTCGATTACTCCGTGCTGCCGCAGATCCCGCTCCCGCCGACAGGAGGCCCGTAACCGCCCGAGGGGCGGCTTGCCGGCGAGCAACGTTTGAGCGTGATTTTCACACGCACAATCGCCACACACGAATTTCAGGAAACGATCATGGCCAACGAAATTTCCGCGACGCTCAACCTCTCTTTGAAAAATCTCGGGCTCACCGACCCCGGCCCGAACCTGGGCCAGATCAGCATCAACCAGACAAATCAGCTCCTCTTCAATCGCACCGTGACACTCGTGGCCGGCGTCGACACCGATGTGGGCGCGCTCATCGTGGGGCTCACCACGTTCGGGATCGGCTACCTCTACAATCTCGACCCCACGAACTACGTCCAGTGGGGCCCGAACAACGGCGGCGCCATCAACGTCTTCGGACGGCTGACAAAGAATGACATCCCGGCCGTGTTTCGGTTCGATCCCACCGCACCAAGCCTGCGGATGAAGGCCAACGCCGGCAACTGCATTGTCCGCGTCTGCGTCTACGACGACTGAGAAACGATGGCTGATTTTACCCCCGATGCCCGCCGCAGAATCGCGGCCGCCGTGAAGAAAGTCGAAGCCACCGCTCAGCAGCACCTGGGATACGGCGGGCACGTCGAGTCGTGGACGGATGAGATTCTGGCGGGGAAGTTTCCGGCGACGATCACGAAGGGAAGCACCGGCCTCTTTAACGTCTACCGGGGAACGACCAAGGGGAGCGAGACGTACACGGCGCTCGATGACAAACAGGTCTACTGCCGGCTCGGCGATGGCACGCTAAACAAGTGGACCTACATCGTCTACCGCGCGGGCGGGTGGGAATTGTTGGAGCAGGAATGCTGATCCTGCCTGACCATTTGCCGCGCCGCTCCCCTGCCTGGTCGCCGCGCCGGCGGTTTGACGAGCGGCTCTCGCGGTGGATGGGCGCGCTGTGGCCACCGGGTTTCAAATTTACGCCGGGAGTCAAGGACTGCAACTGCAACTGCGGCGCGTCAAAACAATCTTCCAGCTTTCCCGCGTGCTTCCAATCGGCCAGTTGCGCATGCTGCATTCCCGACGTGCTGCACGCAACGGTCCACGCGAACGATTCTTCGTGCGGAGTGAACAACGGCCGTACTTACACGACCACACTCGGAAAGCAGCCCCCACCGGGGGGCGGTGTTTCTTACGACACCTATGTCTGGACTTCGATCGACGGCGGGTTTTCGCCGGCCGGGTGCGGCGGCGATGTGATGACGGTCACGGTTGGCTGTTGTATCGCAAACTGCATACTTCAGGGCGGGACATTCACGCCTCCCTTCTGGACAATCTCCTGGGTGATGAATCCCAGAAACGGGTTCTGCGCTGCGAATAGCGTTCCCGGCGTCTCGCTATGTCTTGGAAGTGCCCCGGCGACGGCGACCTGCAATCCCATAATCATTTTCGCTAACAGTATCGCGCACAGTGGCGACAGCGGCACGGCGTTTTGCTGCAACAATTACAACATCACGGTCACGATTTGAGAACCTGAAATGGCCTGCGGAACCTGCCTCGATTCAGTGCTCAATAAACACACGCCATGCGACTGCCCGTTGACTGGGTACTGCACCCGGCACGGTATCGAAAAGACCGATCACTGGCATCACCTCTGCCGGAATCACTTCGATTACTTCCTGGCATGGGAGGAAAAACGCGGGCCGGGGCAGGCGGAATCGTCTGACGACGGCAAGGTTCGCGTCGGGCTCGGAGATCTGGTCGCAGTCGTCATCAAGATCGTGACGCTTGGGATGGTGAGGCCCTGTCGGTCGTGCGGTTCAAGGCGAATGCGGCTCAACCGAAAATTCAACGTCATGTTGCCCAGGTGGATCGGCCAATGGTTCGTGAGATGACCCGAAACCTGATCTGCCACATCTACCCGAGACGTTGCGGCAAATGGCGCAGGACCGTCGCCCATCTTCTGGACCGCTGGTCGCAGTTCGACGGCCGAAAGATCATCACGATCGCCTGCGATCGGTGCTGTGACCCGGCGTCTGACGTCCAGCGGTGCTTCATGGAGCACTGGGGCACGTGCGAATTTATCGTGCGCCAGAACCAGCCCGGCTTACAGGAGGTTCCGAGTTTTCTCCCCATGATGGAACGTGTCATCGGCGAGCCGGGCATCACGTTCTACTGCCATGCCAAGGGCTCTACCCACGAAGACGACGACGCAGCCTCGCACAAGTGGTGCGATGCGATGGCCGACGCCTGCCTGTCGTATCCCGCGCTCGTTGACCGCTGTTTCGAGCGCGGGGCGAACATCTGCGGTGCCTTCCGCTCGCATGGGCTCTGGTCGTTCCCCGGCTATCACAACTGGCACTTCGCGGGAACGTGGTTTTGGTTCCGCAACTCGCGAGCGGCGGAGCTCGACTGGCGCAACGTCCATCAGAACTTCATGGGTATTGAGGCGTGGCCGGGGATCTTCCCCCTCGAGGAATCCGCCTGCCTGTTCTTTGACAACGCGAACACGGCGCATCTCTACAGCCCGGATTACTGGAAAACGAACATCACTCCGGCCCTGAAATGGTGGCACGGAAAACTCGCAAAGTGCTGACTTTCACCCATGTTTTTCGGGAAGAATGGCCGCTCTGGCCGGATCTGTCTTGATTGTAATGAACCGCGCCCCCACAATCGGTGTTTAACAGATACAAGCCCGTGGTATCACCGGGCTCCCGATAACCTGCCTGCGGGCAGGCGACTCCCGCTCTGGCGCGTGATACCCGCCGGTGCGGGTATTTTGTTTGACAATCA